ACCGCTATAAAGATATGCGAAAAGAGTGGAACGGTTTGCTTGTTGGTAGGGATGAATTTGAAAGAAAGCATCCTCAGTTGGGGCCTTTTCGTAAAATACACGATCCACAGACTTTGAAAGATCCTAGACCTAACAATAATAGCATACCGGTTACGGTAAAATTTCCTGTTTTCAGTACAGTGACTCTGCAATATGAGTTAGTTCCACGAGCTTACGGGTTTGTGGGAACGGTAACTTTTGGCGGGGATGTTGTAACTCCCACTGATGCAACTGTTACAGGCGTTACCGCAACAGGTGCTGTTGGCACTGTTACAGCCTCTGGAACAGGGACATCCATAGCGGCTACTTATACTGTTACAGTTGCTTCTTATCTTGGATCTAACAAATATTATATAAATGGAGTTAGACAAGACACTGTTAGTTTGTCAGAAGGCAGCACCTATAGGTTTGATCAATCGGACAGTAGTAATTCCGGGCATCCCTTGAGGTTCTCTACAACTTCTGGTGGCACTCATAGTGGTGGGTCTCAATACACAACTGGTGTGACCACAAGTGGAACACCGGGTTCATCTGGGGCGTATACGCAAATCACAGTTGCCGTAGGGGCTCCAACACTGTATTACTATTGTACGAACCACAGTGGTATGGGTGGACAGGCGAACACACCATGAGCTTTACATACACTACATTAAAGTCTGCTATAAAAGACTACACAGAAAACCAAGAGACTACTTTTGTGGCCCATCTGGTGGACTTTATTAAGTCTGCGGAAGAGCGTATTTTTAAAAGTGTGGATTTAGAATTTTTTCGTAAAAATGTAACTGGAACAACTACGTCAGGTAACCAGTTTTTAGCTGTGCCTGATGATTATCTGTCCTCTTTCAGTTTATCTATTGAAAGCTCTAGCTCAAAACAGTTTTTGTTATTTAAGGATGTAAACTTTCTGCAAGAATACAACCCAAACTCTGCAACAACAGGAACGCCTAAGTACTATGGTATTTATGATTATCAGAACTTTTTGCTGTCACCGACACCTGATGCAGCATATTCTGCTGAATTACATTATTACTATAGGCCGACAAGTTTAACACAAAGTCAGGTTGTGCTGACATTAAGTAGTGTCAGCGGCACTTTTGTGGCTAATGAAACAATTACGGGAGGAACCAGTGGGGCCAACACCACAATTTCTTCTGTTGCTAGTAGCACGACTTTTAATATCGTGCTTCCAAGCACGGACTTTACAGTTGGTGAAACGGTCACTGGAGCAACCAGTGGGGCTACGGGAACGGTGGTTTCTACTTCGTCAGATTCTACTACAACATATCTAAGTGTTAACGCCCCTAACGCAATGCTGTATGGAAGTTTAGTCGAAGCTTACACCTATATGAAGGGTGAGGCCGACGTTCTCAAAATGTACAGTGAAAGATTTGTAGAGTCTTTAGTTCGCCTGAAAGATTTAGGTGAGTCCAGAGAAAATGATGACGCTAACAGACAGGGGCTACCAAGAAGGCCCCGTACATGATAATTGCTATTGTTGGTTTAGGTGGCAGCTATGCAGATTACATAGCTGCACGAGTGGCTTCTCACGAATTTGATGAAATCTGGGGAATAAACTGTATCGGCGGTATCATACACGTTGATAGGACGTTTATGATGGACCCAGTTACTCGCTTCATGGATACAGAAAACGCGGGATCACAAACCGGTATAGCCAGAGAGTTTTTAGCTAAAAACACAAAACCAATATATTCTTGTGTGCAACATGAGGATTTTCCAACGATTGAGTTGTACCCTTTAGAAGAAGTAGTTAAATCAACAGGTTATTGTTATTTTAACAACACCGTGGCATACGCTATGGCATACGCCATATGGAAAAAAGCAGAAAAAATTTGTCTATATGGTATTGATTTTACTTATAAAAACGTGAATATGGCCGAGTCTGGTAGAGCTTGTGTAGAGTTCTGGTGCGCTATAGCCGCATCTAAGGGAATTAAACTTGAAATTGCACACCGCTCTGGTTTGTTGGATACAAATGTTCCGGAAAATGAAAAACTTTACGGTTATCATAGATTGGACGATCCGTTGGTGCAAACAGTTCAAGAGGGTAACATTTTGATAACAAGACAGTCTGAGGTAAAACCGCCAGAACCGGTGGAGTCAGACCCTATTATTTTTGGGAGGCATGATAATGTTTGAAGTTAATGTTGGATCAGTGGGGTCCGTTAATGTCGTTTCATCTGATAATGGTGGTTTATCTAACGACCAGATTGCGGACATGGCGGCAAATAAGATAATGTATATATCTGATGAGGCCCCGGAGCCTATTCGACTACAGGCAGAAGCTTTTAAAGATAGGGTAAGAAATTTAGTGCAATATTATGTAGAGTTGGCTAGAAGGGAAGAACGTGCTACAATTTGCGCGAAGATCCGTGAGGCGGGTCAACATCAACTAGCTGACGCTATAGGGAGACTGTAATGGCAATAGCACAAGCAATGTGTACCGCATTCAAGCAAGAATTGATGTTGGGCACTCACAATTTCGCAACAAATGGTAACGCTTTTAAATTAGCTTTGTACGCAGAGAGCAGCGGTGGAAAATCTAGCACAACAGCAACATTAGGGGCTGCAACCACGGCTTTTACCACAACAGGAGAGGTAGCTTCTAGCGGAACCTATGCAACAGGCGGTGGTGCTCTTACTAAAGTAGCGCCAACAACCTCTGGAACCACAGCGTTTACTGATTTTGCGGATCTTAGCTTTACAACAGCTACTATCACAGCGATGGGTGCCTTAATTTATAATGACACTAACAGTAATAAAGCTGTTGCAGTGTTGGACTTTTCTTCAAATAAAACGTCTACTTCTGGTACGTTTACTATTCAGTTTCCTACAGCAGACGCAAGTAACGCTATTATTCGCATAGCGTAACGGAGTGACACGGTGACTGTATCGGGATGGGGTAGAGGCACTTGGGGTCAAGGAGCTTGGAACCAAGCCGTACCTGTCACTGTCACGGGTGTAGCTGGCACAACGGCGGTTGGTAATGTACTTGTTATACCTTCTGTTGATGGTGTAGCCACAGGTGTCGTTGCTTCAGGTCTTTTAAATTCCGTTACGGTCACAGGCACAGGTCTCATATCACCCACAGGTGTCGTTGGCACCAGTGCTGTAGGTGATGAAACAACTAACTGTTCTGCAAATGTAGCAGGCGTTGGTGTTACAGCCACTGTCAGCTTTGGTGATGAGTCTGTTGCAGCAGGTGCAAAAGCTACAGCCACGGGTAATGCAGCTACTAGCGCACTAGGAACATCCACACAGGCAGGAGGATCTACTGTTTCTGCAACAGGTAATGCAGGGACAAGTTCTCTCGGCACCGTAACTCAAAACACCAAGTATCCAGTTACAGGGGTTACAGCGACAGGAAATACTGGTATAGTCCTCGTGTACACGGATGTTACACCAATTCAAACCCCGAATTGGGGCGCTGTGGCTGGAGTCACAACCGTTTGGGGAGATGTAACCCCGTCACAAGCTCCGTTATGGACGGAGAAGGCGGCATAGAGGTAAATCATGGCAAGTTCATTTAGTACAAATCTTGGTATAGAAAAGCCAGCTACCGGAGAATTATCGGGTAGTTGGGGTGATGTCACTAACTTTAACTTCGACATATTCGACAGGGTATTAGGTGCTTCTGACCTTACAGCCTCTGATCTTACGACAGATCTTACCATAAGAGCCGCTTCACCTACGTCTGGGCAGAGCAATGTTCAGACTGGAATGTTTGCGGTTATCAATCTTAAAGATAGCGGATCTGATCTAGGCGGCGTAAATGTCGTGACTATTGCACCAAATACCGCTACTAAGTTCTTTATTATTAAAAATTCTTTGACTGGTAGCAGAGCAGCTACCATAACACAAGGAACAGGAGCCACAGTGTCGATACCAAATGGAACGACTGACATTGTGTTTTGTGACGGGGCTGGGTCTGGAGCCGCTGTCACTGGGGTTGCGTCCTCACTGAATATAGCAGATAACACAGAGGTGGCTGGCACGGCTACCGCATTAGCAATCGCGCTTGGTTGATAGGAGTATAAGATGGCAAATGATGCTCAAGTGACAATGCAAGTGACAGTTTTGCCAGATGAAATTGCAAAGACTTTTTCGGCAAGCACGACTGTTACCCCTAGTGATGCCAACGATAAGTGGTATTACAAAAAGACTAGCGTATCTAACTCTAGCACAGATCTAATTGCTGGAAATTATCTTGATTATACAGCCGTAGATGACGACACTGCACCTACTGCTGTGGCTACAGGCGATAAGGTAAAGTTCTTGTTTATTAAGAATATCGACACTAACAGCCGTAGTATTTACATAGTTTTAGATGCTGGCACTGCATCGTCTAGTGCGGGTGATGGTATCACCATAGGTCCAAGCGAGTCTTTTACGGCGAGATTACCTAACACAACAGTAGCGGATATACATGCTATATCGTCTGCATCAACCGCAGAGGTCATCGTATGCGCTTTGCTTGATGATGTATAAGGAGTAGGACATGGCTAATACCTTTAAAAATAAGGTGTTTAACGGTGATAGCAGCCTAGCTAATTCAGATATGGCTGTTTACACCGCGCCAAGTTCTACCACTACAGTTGTAATTGGTCTGACGCTGGCAAACACTTCAACCGCTCAAATCACTGCCGACATTAAGCTCAACGCTGGTGACATGGTGTTTCTGGCAAAAAACATCCCGATTCCTGCCGCATCTAGTTTTGAATATATGGCAGGAAACAAGATTGTTATGGAAACAGGGCATAGCTTGATTGTGCAGAGTGACACGGCGAACAGCTTGGATACAGTAGCGAGTATAATGGAGATCACCTAATGCCACTTCTTGGAAACACATTAGTATCCAGTTTCAAGGCTAGACCTACTCGGCAGGAGTTTAGTGGTGATGGAAGCACCACTACCTTTACTCTTAA